AGCGACAGCTTGCCCTGCGGTTAAACTTCCACTAGCCACAAAATCAACTTGTTTGCCGCCCGCTCCCGCTGGCAGTAAATCTGAAAGATTACTCATGACGCATCCACCAAGTTAATTGCGGTTGTAGAAATCGCTTTGCCTGCTTTTACGTTTGTAGGGCTAGGGTTCATAGTAAATTCAGCCACAGTATCTGGGCTATTGCCCACTACATAAAATTTTGTATGGTCACTATTAAAAGTAAATGAACTAGGCTGATTTGGCACGCCAGCGAGGCCGTCGGCAGCCCATATTGAAATACCCGAGGAAAACGACGCTGTTGATATATCAAAAGCCGTGGACAAATTTAACTCGACTATGCCGCTTGCGTTTCCATCTAGTAAAAACATCTTTGTTCCATCGAGGTTAAATTTAACTTGGGAAGGATTTCCAAGCACTGAGGAAGCGTTAAAACTTACTGAGTCGTAAGAGGCCGTCGATAGATCAAAACCTGTAGTTAAAGAATATTGAAAAACGCTGTCGGTAGAAGAACCGGTAACAAACATTTTAGTGCCGTCGTTGTTAAAGGTAAGACCGTACGGGTTACCATCTTCAGTAGCAACAGAAAAACTTACTGAGTCGTAAGAAGCTGTTGATAAGTCAAAACCTGTAGTTAACGAGTATTGATAGACGCTATTGTTTTGTCTGCCTACCAAAAATAATTTTGTGCCGTCAGTATTAAAAGCAATGCCCTGTGGGGAGCTGTCTTGAGAAGCAACAGAAAAACTTACCGAATCGTAAGAAGCCGTTGATATATCAAAACCTGTAGTTAACGAGTATTGATAAACGCTATCGTTTGCAGTGCCTACGATAAACATCTTAGTGCCGTCAGTATTAAAAGCAATGCCCTGTGGGGAGCTGTCTTGAACGTTAACATCAAAACAATTTCCGACATACGTACTACTAGCTATATCAAGAATACTACTTTCTTCCGCTAATGAGGCGTCTGATTTTATATAGTAGTCACTCGCTGGAGTAAGCCCCGTTTGGTTTTCGCTAATACCCCCGTACACATTTACATTACCCGAAGCACCGTCAGCTATTGCGTCTACGGCAAAGCCTATAAAATCAGCGTTATTTGAATACGAGTAGGCGTTTTGAAACACCAACGCTACCCCAGCTGCTGCGATATTACCCTTAAACGCTACAATTATTTTCTTTTGTATAGGGTCGTAACCCGCTACCGCACCGTTATCTACAGATGTAGCGAGAGTTATAAGACTACCTATAAGAGTGTTAGCGCCTAACGGAGTGGCCAATACTGCTTGCGCATCTGGAATTTTTTCCCCTACTATAAGGTATTGGCTTGAATTGGGCAGCCACAAAACAGTCGCTTTAGTTGTTAGGGACGGGATAGTATATTCAGTAGCGGGGTCCCAACTTATTCCATAATCGGGCGAGAAAGAGCCTCTACGAAACTCATTTTGAGAAATAACGATAAACTGATCGGTGTTTGGTACAGCCGCCATGCTAGACAATAACGGGCTTGATACGTTTAAACCGAGAGGGCTATAGAAAGTATTAAAGTCTGCCCCGGTAGAATAAAGACTGCGGGTAAAGGAGGCAACCTTACTAGTAAGCGGTGAACTAGTGTTTGGCTGATAAACAACGGCAAAATAATTAAAATTGTAATTGTACGCACATGATATATGACGGGTAGTGGCGGAGTTAAAAACTATTGCCGTCCCCCATATAACACTACCACGAGAAACTCGTGCTGCCCTTGCCGTTCCGTAGTTTGAGTTACTTCCATCCGCCCAAGCTACTGCTATTAAGTTGTCTCTTGAGTTATACGTAATTGCAGTATGAGAACTAGAACCAGTACCAAACTGGGCTTGTTCAGTAAAACTAATACTAGTCCCAGAAACTACACCGGTAAAACAACGCATAACACTTTGGTATAAAACTACTACTACGCCTTCTATAGAAGGGACGTATATAGCACTAATAGCGCTGGCACTAACGTTACTAAAAGCTACTGGCGTGCCATAAGAAATCGAAGTGCCTGATACTGTAGCAACGACCGCCGTGGCTCTATTACCATTTGCTTGATCTCTATACACTATAACCGTTTTTTCACTGGCTTCGTCAAACACAACGGAAAAATCTTCTGCCCCGCCGGAAGAAAACGCGACAGGCGTACCAATAGCTTGAGCAACACTTGTTTCTGCTACAGGCGCTATTGTACCGTCACTTTGCAATGCAACTGCTTGGCCCGCGGTTATAGCACCGTCTGCTGTAAATTCTACAACATTTTGTCCGCCGCCTGTCGGCAGAAGTTCCGACAAGTTGCTCATCTATACGCTCCAACCAATAGTGCCGTCTATGTACATCATAGTAATCTCGGCAAAGTTTTTATCGAACACCAAGTCAGAGGCATCAGAGGCAATGTTCTCTCCGTTACGCGCTACGGTGAATGTAGTGGTAGCTGCTGCGCCTGTGCCGTCTTTTATGCCTACCGTGTCTCCTGCGCTTGGCGAAGCAGGGAGAGTAATAGTAATACCACCTGCTGTAACTACGATGTTGTCACCTACTAGTGCTGTATAGTTTGCGCCTTTTTGGATGGGGTAGGCATCCACACCCAGACTTGTTCGTGCTGCGCTCGCCGTTGTTGCGTTTGTACCACCGTTGGCGATAGGAAGAACGCCCGCTGCCTCCCCTGTGGGATTAGCGTTAAGAACCGCAGCTCCTGCGCCCGCACCGTCTGTAACGACCATAACTTTAGAGCCGTTAGCCACGTCTACCGTAGCGCCTGAACCCTGCTTGATCGTAATAGTCTGACTGCCAGTAGTAGCGTTCTCAATGATCCACGTCTTAGATACCGTGTTTGGCCCAAGCGTAATTTCACGAGTTGCTGTTAAATCGACTGCCGAAGTAAATTTCAAATACAGAGAGCGCGTAGCATCTGCTGTGGCGTCAGGCATAGTGAAGGTTTGGTTAGCATCAGCGGCAATCTCTTTTGTGCCGTAACTAAAACCGTCAGTGATTAGCTCAAGGTTAGTATTGGTACTGGTGCCCCAAGTGCCGTCCTCATCACCGGTGGTGATCTCCTTGAGCCGGAGGTTGTTTACATAAGTAGCCATTTAAATTCTCCAGTACCTATACTAAGGTAGAACCGCCAGCAGGCGGGATGCTTGTCGCGTAAATCTTTGTATTCTGACGCAAGTTTAGTGCTTCGCCGCAATCAGAACAAGTGTCAGCGTCTAGTTCAGACTCGTCTAAATCGTGGCCGCAGTTAGCGCATACCACTTCAATTTCATGCTTGGGGACTATGGCGTCGCCCAGTTGTTGTGCTTCGTTTACTGTCTTCATGCCGCTATTTCCGTCCAATTTGCGTTTTGGTTCGGTACGATTTCGCCCCAGACCAGTACGTTGTTAGTAAATCCTGTAGCCTGTACGCCAATGGCGTATACATTTGCGTCGGCTGTCTCGGCGGTCTCACCTAGCGCTGTGGTACCTAGTACGCCCGTTACGTTGACGTTTTGCCGCAAGAGGACCGTTACGCTGCCAAGAGTCGATGCAGCTTGTAGGCCGGTTTCCGTAACTATAGCGTCGCCGGTAACTTCTACCGTACCCGCTGTGGCCGTGGCTTCTACGCCTACAAGATAAACACCTACGCCTTGTTGGACGTTACCGTTGCCTATAGCACCTGTAGCTTCTACGCCGGTTACTGAAACTATAGCAGTAGTGGATATGCCTACTGTGCCAACCTCGCCTGTAGCTGCGTTGCCTAGAGCTTCTATTGCCCCATCAGCCTCAACTGCGGTATTGCCTAAAACAGTGGTTCCGGCTACGCCCGTTACATTTACATTGGCACCTATACCTACGCTTACTGTACCAACTGCGCCTGTAGCAAAAACAGAGGAACTGCTCTGACCCCACGGGTTTTGGCCCCATGCACCAGTGTTCCAACCGCTAAAATATACGGTTTCGCTGTAAGCGGGGGTTTCCCCATCGTCGCCTAGGGGAACCGTAGATAAGGCGTTAAAACCTAGCATAGTCTACCCTATGGGGCTGTAGGCCACGTTACATTGTAGGGGAACCCCGCCTGAGACGTTACGTCTCTAAGTGCTTGGCGGTAATCTAGCCATACTTGAGGTACCTGTATACCCAAGCCATCTTGTGCGTTTTGGTCAACTGCTTTTACTGTTACCCAGTCTGATTCGGATAATAGTTTGTCTCTTTTACCCCTAATTAGCGCTGCTTCGGCGTCCGAGTTGTCTTGTATCTCTTCAGCGGTCAAAGTTACAACTGTCTTAGATACTACCCACGCCCCGCTGACTAAAACTGGTTCAGCCGCTTGTTGTATCTTGTGGGTTAGCGGGTCATAGCTAGGGTCTGCCACCACGGTTACAGGGTATACATCCCACTCTGCGAATTGTTCTACAGACATGCCCTCGGGGAAGGAGGTATTAGGGTTATCCACCCGCAACTGCCCAATAGAATAAGGATATACGTCCACTGTGTTGTTTGTTGCTTTTACGTACATTTTTATGCCTCGGTTATGTCAAGCCTACCCACTGCTGTAACGTCGTATGAAGACCTGCCTGAAGCTGTGAACACAACGGTTTTACTCGAAGCGGGTGAACTATTAAACAGGTAAGCAAACTGGCTGTTCATAAAACTCTGCGGGTTATACCCAACATTATAATCCCAAGTTCCACCTATAGCCCCAATACTACTTGTTGAGTACCATTCCATTGCCGCAACATCCACAGAATAATCGGCAGTGGTAGCGGCATTGGTGCGACTAGTGGTTCCGCTCGCCGCTATTGCACTTCTCCACGATATACTTGCGGCTGCCGTTGGTCTAAAAATAACAACAAACCCTGCTTTCCACGGAGCGGCTGGAGTATCTGATCTAGTAGAGTCTGTATATTCCACAACCCCTACACTTATGTCTGTTGAGTTTAGTACTTTAGCTGATATTTGCGCTTCAAATGTGCTGTTATACGTAGCTCCACCAAGCCATCCGGACGGGTAAGGAGCTGAGCCAGCATTTGATAAGCCCATGCAAATAGCTACATCCCCTACTTGAGTACCAGATGGGAAGGAAATTGTATTTTCGCCCCAATTTACCCTGTTGTACCCAAAAAATTCAACTTCAAATTCCGCGGCGTTCCCCGCAGCGGCAGCTAGGGCATGGGCTATCTTAGCCATTAAGTATAGCTCCCAGTATAGGCTCCATACAGAGTGGTAGATATTTTCCAAAAAACCAATGTGTCGTTGGCTGTTAGAGTAGGCGCGACATTGCCCCCGGCAGTTACCCACGTCATAGTAGGAAAAGTTACCGTGTAGCTTGCTCCGGCATCTAACATTAAAATAATAGCGTCGCCAGAACTTAAAGAGTCTGTGAAGGTCGTATTAGCGGCTAAAGTCTTAGTTTGAACCGCACCATTAGTAGCATCAAGGGCGGTGCCTGTAAGTGCGTATACCGTGTCTCGGACAGTTTTATTTGTAAGAGTCTGCGTGTTTATAGACGTTGTAGTGTTGGCGTCATAACCCTGAACAGTTACACCTATATCGGCGTCTACAACAATAGTTGCGTCATAACCCTGAACAGTTACACCTATGTCCGTATCTACAAGTACGTCTGACCCACCTACGGTAACTCCTGCGAACTCTGGAGTATCGGTAGTAGAAACGCCTTGGTCTACATTCGCCGCATTTTGTAAGTCAGAGGCTACTGCGGTAAGAAACACCACCCCTTGGCCTGTAAGGCTTAAGAGGGAGCCTGTGGAGCTTTCAATAAGAGTGCGGCTCAACGTAGTCCCAGAAGCAGTGTAAGTCCCTGTTCCTATCTCAAAATCAGAGCCTTCTTCCAACACATAGCGGACGACGTTAGTATCCGCTACGCCCGCATCCGCAAATGATTGAAACCCCGTTTCCGCCGTACCCAAGGTCAGCGTGCCCGTCCCCGTAGTGGGGGTAGACATTTTTGCTCTGTTTACTAGCGTTACCATGGGAGAACCTCATTTTACGCGATACGGATAATCGCGTTACTCGCATCAGCAGCAGGGAACACAATAGTGAAGTCGCCCGCAGTAGAGGTCTTGTCCGCACCGAAGTCCAGAACCGCAACAGCAGGGTTAGTGCCGCCGTCAGCCAAATAGATCAGCGCGCCACGAGCCGTAATAGTCGCTGTAGACCACGTAGTATCCGCAAAGTCCAAAAACGCTGTAGTGCCAGTAGACGTGGGGTTTGTAGAAATAGTCAGTGTATTTCCGCCCGCTACGTAACCCGTGCCCGCAACCTCATTAGTCGCAGAATACGCAGTAGTAGCCGCATCCAACGAAGCTGCTGAAGTAAACAGAGCAATTTTGAATGTTTGTGCTGTGCCGCTGCTGAAGTCGAATGTCCCGTCAAGGATGCCAACTTTGAACGATGTAACCATAGCCTGTGAAATAGCCATTTGTGTTTCCTCTTAAATTAACGCGGGGTTATACGGAGTTGACCAGAGCGGTACATATCTTCCCGCATCTTGCCGTCCCCTAAGTTTTTGAGTAGCGCCATAGCGTCTACATACATGCTCTGATAAAGCTGAACCATATCTGGCTCGCCCTTAATAAAGCGTATTGCCTCGACCAAAGCACCGTTTAACAGCGCAGAATCAAACTCCTCGCCAAGCCACGTAGTACCCGCAGTAACAATAGACTCGGGGTAATAGCCGTAGTGTAACTCAACTTCGTACGATGCGTCTGGTGTTGGGCCTATGATAAACGCTGTATCGTCAAAAAGACCGTAATGCTTTGGCGTGCCCGTGCTTGAAGGTCCGGGGTAAGCCTCGCGGATGAAGTTCACATCCTTATTTAGCAAGTACTCGTAGTTGCCATCACCGTCAATAACCGCCAAAGAAAACGAATACAAGAAATCTGTCGGGAACACCAAGTACTTATTTCCAGAAGTCAGGTTACCCGTCTGGTTACGACGCAGTGCAGGAATCTGAACAGTGTTATAAATCTTCTGCTCAGCCTGATCCGTAAACATAGCAAGCTGCTCATCGGTAAACGACTGCTCGCATATATCTTCTATGTTCGTTTTAAGCTCGGTGTAATTCACCTGCTACTCCTTAACCCATTGGGCCTCGGGCCATAGTACCCTTAGTGGCCGCACCTACGCCACGCATCTTAACACCGCTAGTCTTCATGTCCTTTGGCGGTTGATTGCAGCAGTCGGCTACTTTGTACATTACAGGCTCGTTCGGGAACTCTATTACCTTGGGTACTTTTACGTTTGATCTTGACTTCGTTTTCATTTCGATCTCCTAGCTTATGGTTACCGTGACTTGTCCTACGGCACCTTTGCCTTCCAAATTGTCTGGTGTAAGTCCAAACGGGTCGCTTAGCCCTACTGGGTCCCAGCCCCATTGAATATCCCTGCTTGCTACCAACTCCGCAGAGTCTGGTCGTGGGTTTCGTATTGCTTGGGGGTCTTCAACTGGAAACTCCCCTAATCTGTTCTGTGGCTGGTCTGGGTTCCAACACTCGGGACACGCCTTAATGTTAGTCTTATTTCCCTTAACAATCAGCTCTTTAAGCTGCCGTAACTTGTATTGAAAGCCGCAAACATCGCATATTGCGATTGCTTTTTGCCCAGACGCATACGTGTAGCTCATGTCTACCTCACGCCGTGTATACGCGGCACCAAGCTAAGCGTTGCTTTTTCCCTGTCTTCCCCCGCCGCCAACTCAAACTGGCG